GCGAGAATAAGAAATGGATAAAAACAAGAACCTTGTTGAAGAAGAGAAGATTTACGATAGTGTGTATAGTATTTTGTTTGGTGCATTTTACGACGTATCTCATAAGAAGTTAGACAAAATCACGCGTAATATTACAAAAGTATTCTTGCGCTATTTAGCGAATAAACATCAATAGAACATGTAAACAACATACATGTACTTTACATACATTTAACACAAGGACAACAAATGAACATAACACACTACGATTTATTCGCAGGTATAGGCGGCTTTTCGCTAGCGCTGGAGGAGGTATTTAATGAAGCAAAAATCAACCATATATTCTGCGAGTGGGCAGAGTTCCCAGCCGCAGTGCTTAAAAAACACTGGCCGAACGGAATATTCTATGGCGACATCGCCGATCTTGTTACCGACACCAACAGCCAGAGATACCAGGATGGTGTCGCCAAAACAGAAACCGCGAGACGATCTGACCTGTGCAGTGGAACTGGGGGCGACAAAAACCAAGCACTCACTATTCTCACTGGCGGATTCCCATGCCAGCCGTTCAGTCACGCAGGACGAAGAAAAGGCACGGCAGATGACCGCTATCAGTGGCCAAACATGTTTCGAGTCATACAAAACGTCAAACCAGACTGGGTCATCGCTGAAAATGTGCGTGGCCTCGTTACTTGGAACGACGGCATGGTACTCGAGCAGGTGTGTACTGACTTGGAAAGCCAAAACTACGAAGTCCAACCGTTTATTATTCCAGCTTGCGCCGTCAACGCCCCGCACCGGCGAGACAGGGTCTGGATTATTGCTCACACCGAGGACAAGAGAAACCGAGCAGGATTTAGAGAAATTCAAGGCGAGGATGGCGAATTACCGAAACGGAACAACAATTCCAAACCTGGCTACCTAAATTGGCATAAAGACTGGCGAGAAGTTGCGCTTGCAACCTGCAATGCCCGAATGGATGATGGGTTTTCCCGAGAGGTGGACGGAGTTCCCTACAGCTTCGCCAAGTGGCGGAACGAATCGATCAAAGCCTACGGCAACGCAATAGTGCCGCAGGTGGCGATGGAGATATTTAGGGCAATTAAGACGATGGTTGAATTAAATTATACGAAATCGTGTAGATAAGGAGGATTATAATGGCATTGAAAAATTACACAACTAGCATATCTGTTGAAAAAACACTGAGCGAGATTCAAGGCAAGCTCGCCTATGTTGGCGCAAAGCGCATTATGACCGAGTATGACGATACAGGTAATGTTGTCGCTCTTAGCTTTCAATTGGAGCTCAATGGTCAACAATTGGCATTTAGTCTACCTACCGACTGGCGGCCAGTTGCTCAAGTGCTAGAGCGCCAGCGTGCTGTGCCAAAAAGTCGCCTTGAAGAGCAGGCACGTCGTACAGCCTGGCGCATACTAAAGATTGGGTAGACGCTCAAGTGGCTATCATAGAGACGAAGATGGTAACGACGACGCAAGTATTTTTGCCCTACACAGTCACTAGCTCAGGTAAAAGTTTATATCATAGATTTTTGGAAGATGGACATCTCATGATTGGAAGCGGTAATGTCAACTAAATCACTAATTTTGTGGACATAGAGAAAGGAGATGTCAATGATTTACGAAGCAGAAATTGAACAAACTGTCATGGGAAGAATTTTTATTAAAGCCGACAATCTTGAGCAAGCAAAACAAGCCGCTGAGCGGTGCGTACAAGACGAACAAAACCTCGTAAATGTCGATTTTGACGAGATCTGGGGCTACGACGTTCGAGATGTGTCAGAAGCAAACACTGTCGGCGATGTGGAGGTTATCAAGGCGGAGGACGTGTTGTGATAAAGTTAAAAACTAACGACGTCGTACAGTTCAACGAAAACCATAAATGGCGTGGTTCTCTAGGAATCGTGAACGAAGTCAAAGAACTCGATAATGACACAAGATATGTGATCGGCGTGCCAATTCCAGACGCAAAAGCTGTCGGTACTGCTTATATTTTCGTCATGGCAAGCGAGATGGCGTTAGAACGAATTGGCGTAGCAGTGTTGGGAGTTGACTCATGCGAGAATTAAAATTCAGAGCCTGGGACAACCTAGAAAAAAGAATGCGCAAAGTCGTATCTCTGCATTGGCGAGGCGACAAACTTATTTCAGCTAGGCTTGAGGGCGACAATGAGCCGATTCCTATTGAGGGACGATTAGAGATTGAACAATACGCAGAACCTATCCTTGCCGGTAGGTTAATATGCGAGAACGATATCGTAGTAGACAATCTAAGTCTAAACGCCCATCGAGGCGAAATAGCCTACCTCGTCACTTTGGAAGCTGGGGCGTTTTGGTATAAACCGTTGAGACGTCTGAAAGGCAGTGGTAGTTTTTCTCGTGATAGCAAGCTGGCTGCTTACGAACACATACATTATAAAACTATCGGCAATATTCACGAAAACCCTGAACTCTTGGAGGAGAAATGAAAATCTATAATGTAGGGCGCGAAGAGTTAGATGATGACGATTTACAATATCTGGATAAAGAAGCTTACGAATATATTATCTATAATTATCACTATGAGTGCTACGAGGGCGAGGGCGCAGCAGTCCTCAAAGACAACATCGGTAAGTTTATGCTTGTAGGATTAGGCCATTGTAGTTGTTATGGTCCACTAGAAGAGCGTGCTCTAAAATGCATCTATTCGCGAGACGAAATAACCAAACTACTAGACAAGCGCTGCAAAGATAAATATGACGAGGAGTACATCAAAAGCGTTACTAAAAAGTTTAAAGAAATAGAAGGGCTAAACTAATGTACATTCCAGAGACTATATTCACCCAATCAGTAGCGAGGTCTGTATTAAGGAGGTTCGTGAAAGATGTTGTTGCTTTTGATGAAAAGCCACATTCTGCTCGCGCTAAATTAGAATGTGTAGATCGGTATTGCGACCTATTGGATTTCTTAGTTCAGGAGGAGCGATTAAAGGCTGTTGCGTTAGAACTGTCGATTATTCTTGACGAAAACACGGATGATAAGCATCTTCGTAAAGCGTTGGAAGATAGTATGATACGCACCAGCGCCTCCCTCAAGATTTTATATGAAAAGCATAGCGCATTAGAGAGAGGGCGTAGGAATAATTAAAACGAGCAATATGTGCCGCAAGGATAAAAGGTAGTTTTTGTGAAAGGAGTTGAAGAGACATGTTTATAATAACCGCAGTACTTTTCGCAATCATAATACTGGTAGCTATAATCGTGCCGGCAATCGAAGATGAGATTGAGTATCGAAGATGGCTGGATGAAAATAAGGAGAGGAGGAAGTGATGGATAATCGAGATTTTCTATCTATCAGATTGTGTTTTTACTGTCTAACCACGGGTATAGCAGGGTTATTTATTCGATATTCCGATATTGGATCGGCTTTAATATCATTTGCTGCGCTTTTAGCTTTTTGGGGTATGTCAGTACTTCTTAGAGAGTACAACGACACTATAATAGAAGAACGATGGAAAATATCCAAACCTGGTGTATTGGAGATAATACTGATCGTATTGTTCGTTGGTTTGTTTAATTTTATAAGCAGCCTACACCTTGAATATAAACGTCCAGAACAAATAGAGCAAGAAGCTCAGAACCGCTGCGAACAACTGTACGGGCCTGGAGCTGGAACGTTTACAAAACGTGAATACGGAAGCGGTACATATCGCTATTGTTACGACGCTAAAGGTGACGTAAAAGTGTTTCATTAATAAATGATAATAAAGAGGCTAAATATGAGTACTAAAATATCCGACCAAGACCAAAAATGGCTAGACGAAATAAATAAACTGTCAGAAGAAGGCATCTCGATAGCAAAACGTTCAAGTATGGAATCTGCCGAATATGTAGACCTATTACTGAGCAACTTTGACGATAAGAATTACTGTCAAATGGCAATCAACCAGCATGCGGTAGAGGCAGCTATCGGACAATACTTTGCCGACGTTATCGCCCCTTTCTTTTTCGATGTGCAAAAGACGTTACGAAAGAAGACTAAAATGAGCAAGAATAACGCCGAAACATGCGCCAGAATACATGTAGGGCGATTCATTCGCAACATTGTTAAGGAGTTAAATAAGAGAAATGGATGATAAACTATTCAACGAAACACTAGCAGAGCTGAAAGCATATATTGAAGATAATGCTGAGAGAGTCAAAGCCATCATAGATGAACTCCCTAAATCATACAATATGATATCTATGAGTGAGTCCTTTAATTGTGGTTGGAAGACTGGTTTTAGGCGATGTTTAGCTGAAGTAAAAAGACTTGTGGACGCAAACAATGAAGACACTATACCTCGTAAGAAAACTCAGCAATAAAGAGCATAAGGTCGAGCCTTACAAAGACGATGCTGGTCGTGTCGTCGCCTTTACTGACATAGAAGACGCGAGAGAGGCTGCCAAGAGTATGAAGCCAACCCGCCCACCACAATCGTGGTGTGAGATCATTCTAATACCATTTGACGAGATTCAATATATGAATTTGCCAGGTGGTTATGTAATTTATGAGAAAGGACATTGAAATGAATAATCACAAGAGAGATCGCATTGAGAACTTAGTAAGGTCAATTGACCGTGCAAAAGAAAGAATATCGTATTGGGAGAAATTTAACCAATATGGTGGCTACGATATCCTTATAAGACTCAATATAAGCAACAAAGAACCTGAGGTAGTTAAATACGAAGATGATATCGTAAAGCAAATTATCAATAATTATAAACGAGACCTCGAAAGGTATAATAAACGCCTGGATGAGTTACTTACTCCAAAGACTACAGGAAACGAGCAATATGTGCCGCGCAAGGACAAGAGATGGTTTTGGAGGAAGGAAGAATAAATAATGCAAAGAGAAAGGATTATAGTAGGTTTTCGCCCATCAAGCAGACTATCATATTTTTGTATGAAGATTTATTTGGAAGGATAAACCATGAACCGAAATAGCACAACTATAGTATGCGACAAGTGCGGAAGAACCTTAAGCTCTCGTGGCATGTACGGATTTGCTCATCAATGCAGAGGGCTGATAAGAGAAACAAATGAGCGCTTTAAGAAGGCTATTACTTTTGCCAGCACTAAAGAGGAGATTCGCGAAGCGCGTGAGGCGCGTGATTATGCTAATACCATATATAGCCCTGCGCCCGCATTCTGTAGACGACCATCTCGTACCTACTATCCTCCCAGAGATTATCCTAGGATATTAAGCTAAAACGAGACCGCGTAAAGTGGTCCTTTTTTAAATAATCTTTACAATGTTTATGTTTTCTAGTATAATGTGTATATAAAGTGGGTTTTTAGCTATTACATTCTGCAGAGCGAGGATGTAAATGGCAAAAAAAGTCTCTAAGGCTAAACCTGAATCTTCTAAAGTACCACCGAAGAAAGCGCCAAAGAAAAATGGACGCCCTTCAAAATATACCAACAAATTGGCGGACAAGATTTGTAAGATGATTGCCCAAGGGCAATCGGTCCGTTCTATTTGTTCAAAAAAGGATATGATCTCAATGCAGACGTTTTTTCGCTGGCTGCGAGAAAATGATAAGTTTCGTGAGCAATACGCGTGCGCGTGTGAGGAGCGGTCGTATATGCATGCTGAAGAGATTATAGAGATTGCTGATGACGCTACCAATGATTATATGGAGCAGCATGATGAATCTGACGAGCTGACAGGCTATAAGCTGAACGGCGAGAATATACAGCGATCACGCCTGAGAATTGATACGCGTAAGTGGTTGATGTCTAAACTAAATCCGAAAGTTTACGGCGACAAGCTAGACATGACGACAAACGGTAATGATATAGGAGTGACGCTGAGTGCAAGTCAAGCCGAGCAGCTGCTTAACGCAAGAGCAAATCGTCGGGATTCTTAGAGAATCTGCCGAAAATGGCTCTTTTGCTGAATACTGTATTGCTATTGATCCAGATTATCAGCTGAAATGGTTTCATGCTGAGATTGCAAACAAATTAGAGCAAGGGTTCTACAGGCTGATGGCAGGTGAAGATGTGCGCCTGATAATCACTATGCCACCGCGTCACGGTAAGAGCGCTATGGCTACGCAGAAATTTACGTCGTGGGTTTTGGGTAAAGTGCCAAATATGCCAATTGCAGTGACATCATACAACGCTGATTTGGCGACTGATTTTGGACAAAACACCAGGGATATTATGAAATCTAGTGCATACCGAGCAATGTTCTCAACACGCTTGCGTCCAGACTCTCAAGCTAAAGGTCGTTGGATTACTAAAGAGGGTGGTGCATATACAGCAGTTGGTGTTGGTGGTGCGCTGACAGGACGAGGTCTTAAAATTGGTATTATTGACGACCCATTCAAAAATGATGAAGAAGCAAACAGTCCTGTTATACGTGATGCAAGATATTCCTGGTATCGCTCGACATTCGCTACTCGTGAAGAGGGGAATTCAATGGTAGTGTTAATATTGACGCGTTGGCACGAGGACGATTTAGCAGGTAGGATATTAGCCGCCGCCGCTGACGCTAAAGCTAAGGGTGAGCCGCATGATGAATGGGAAGTAATCGAGTTCAAGGCCATCGCCGAAAAAGACGACGAACATCGCAAAAAAGGCGAGGCTCTATGGCCAGAGAAATTTTCAATTGAAAAACTGCGGAAAAAACAAACAGAGATAGGCAGTTATGCATTTTCGTCACTTTACCAACAAAGCCCAATCAATGAGCAAAATCGTAAGTTCAAGAAGGCATGGTATAGATATCGCGAATTTAGCAATGTATTACAGCTTGATACCTACAATGTCATGACTATCGACCCGCGCGGTAAAGATGATATTGATCAGGGTACCGACTACATCGGCATCACCCTCAACTTTATCGACCGCGAAGGTAAGTGGAATGTGATATGCTACCGCACAAAATTATCAGCAACAGACCTAGTAGACCTCATGTTCACCAACTGGAAGCGCTACAACCTACACAAGATTGGTATCGAGGACAACCAATTCACTCAAGCCCTGAAGTCGGTTTGGGAAGAGGATATGGTGCGCCGCGGTGTCTATATGGATGTCGAACTGCTGAAGCATGGCGGCCATAGTAAGGCACTACGTATCGAAGCCCTAGTTCCACGATACGAGCGCGGCGGCATTTACCACATCAAGCACGGCGACACGAATTTCTGTAAAGACCTAGAAAGTGAACTCAGCATGTTTCCTAAAGCCACCAACGATGACGCAAGCGATTCATTAGCATATCAAGTACAGTTGGCGCAGCGCCCAGAGGACGACGTAGGCAGCGGTGAAGCGTATAATCAATCGCTTGTGGATAGAGACGTAACAGCAACATGGAATTAAGGAGGAAGTTATGAAAAAATTTGTACCAGAATTTGGCAAAGTCAAAGAGAAAAAACAGCTTAATGAGAACACGACGGTTGAAGTTGAGAAGAACTATCAGAATCGCAGCGTTATCGGCACAAAATTGCATTACGAGGAGCGTTTTCGTGTCGAATCCATGGCGGAGGCGCGGGATAAGGTCGATGAATTAGCGATGCGGATTGAGAAAGACGAGGGACTGGTTAATCCATCAATCCGTTACGACGGCCGAGCAAAAATGTTATACAAAGGCTCATTTGACGTCGTGTTTGAATACACGAGAGTCAAAGCGTGACGGGGGTATTTCCCCAATAAACATAATTGTGATATAATACGAGCGTAAACCACTGAAAAAAACCAGAGTTTACTGCAAATAACAGTAATCTTTGGAGTAATCAGTGGCTTTTTCTTTTTTAACAGAGAAAAATATCTTTGACCTATACGGTACTGCTAAAGAGCAGACCGAACTGCTGACCGAGCCGTTTTCGGAGTTTTCTCGCATTGCCCGAAATAAGCCGCACCCGAAAATCCCGAAGGCATTTCCGAAGACTACCGACGGCACAGCATCTTCAATCATTATCAAATCGCCGCGGCGCACGATTCAGCAGTTACCAACCGGCGTCGTTAGTACTGTCGATGAGAACAGTCCATGGCCGATCATCGCCGAGTTTGCCTACCTGGAGAAAATCCTGCCTAATGCCAATACTGAATACGACTTGATTCATAAAAGCTGGATGACAGTAGAGGGCGGCGAGACGTTTGGCTCAGTGGCAGTATACGCCCCAATGCTATACAACGATGGTGAACTGCTGCCAGACTACCTGATTGTATCGTGGCGTGACATTTCCCTCCAGCCAGGCAAAAAATCTGCCAGCGATTGCAGCTACATATTCATGCGTTCATGGTGGCAAGAGGCTGACGTTGATCAGCTCATTGATGCCGAGAAAGAACGCCGCCGTAAAGCCGAGGAAGAGGACGCAGAGTATGAGCCGTCGTGGGACTTGGAGGCTTTAGAGGAAATCAAGAATGCCATCATCAGCAAGGACGACAAAGCACAGAATGAAGCCGAACAGGAGCGGTCGCTTGACCCATCAGGTATTGAAATCGTCACTGGTTTTCAGGTTGGCGCGGGCGCAACGTTCTACACCTTCAATCCTGCTACTGAAAAGATTGTGCGGCGCAAGCAAAATAAAGACCCGCGCGGTAAGATACCTATCTCTTGGTATTTCTACGACGCCGATGGTGCAAATCCTCTTGGCCGTAGCGTATTGGAACTTATTGGTCCTCTGCAGAACCTTATTGACGGCGATATGCAGGCATATCAGTACAACCGCGCTATAGCGTTGCAGCCAACCATTAATGTTTTTGGTAACGTCAACGAGCGCCGACTCAACTTTGGCGCCAACGCTGTCAATAAGATTCAAGACCAAAATGCGCGCATCGAGCCGATGAATATCGACACGACCGCCCTACGCGAATATCCGAACCTGTACGGTTTGCAGAAGTCACAGATGCTGAACCTAGTCAACAGCCCAGATACCTCAATCAGCACAGAAGTTGGCAACCCTGGCTTTGGTAAGACACCGCAAGCACTCAAGACTCAACAGGCGCAGCTATCGATTGACGACAACGCCCTCCGCAAAGGCTTTGAAGCATTCTTTGAGGAGTGGAGCGAGACGGCTATCAACCTGTATTTTGCTGAGCGTAACGGTATCGAGCAGATGCAGCTGGATGATGAAACGGCCGAGAAATTGCGAGCATTGGAGCGTGATGGTCATAGTCTGGACGGTGTTGAGCTAGATGAAAATAACGTAGCAACTATTGATTTCTCTAAAGCACAAGGCGTATTGAAGTTTAAGATTGATGCCTCAACCACCAAAGTCAACAGTGAAGCGGCACAGCTTGATGCGCTGAAAACCCTGATTCAGACATTGGACTCTAGCCAATCACTCAACCAAGTCGTACCAATCAAGAAAAAGCTGGCAGCGTGGAATGCAATCGTCGCCAACTCTGGCATTGACGGACTGGACGAATTGAAGGTTACCGAGGAAGAGATGGAAGAAATGCAGCAGATGCAAGCACAGGGGGCACAGCCGATGGAGCAGGCCGATGGCGAAACACCAGAAGCCGAAATGAAAGAGCAGCCTGCTGAGGTGACACCAGATGAGGCCGCACCAATCGAGCCGCAGGAGGCTGCTGAACAAACTATAATCGATGAACTACGCCAGATTGGTACACCAGAGAACCTAATAGCCGAAGTACCGAGCATGGTTGAAAAAGGCTTTACAGAGGAGGAGATAATCACCTCCATTATAGGCGTTATCCAGAAAGAGGAGGATGAATAATGGAAGACAATCTATACCCACGCAGCACTGAGTACTTTGTGCCGAATGCCGACATGGACGAGCAGCGCGAAAAAGCCAAGGAAGAGGAAAATGCTGCTGTGGCTAAGGAGTTGAATAAGTTGCAGCAAATTGTAGACCGATGGAACGAGCGGATTGATTATTACAAATCACTTGATGCTATCCCGAATGAAGCCGTTACCGACAAAGATCAGTTATCGATTTACATACTGGCGCACAAGGAAGTTGTACGGATTTTACGACAAGAAAGGAGCGAATTGGAAAACACTATCAA